CTCGACCCCAGACCCGTCAAATTTTTGACATGTCACTTTTATTCTGTGTCATTGTGTCGCAGACCATGTCACGAGCACCAAGGAACAAGGTCCGATGACCGTGTGACATGACACAAGACAAGATGACAGATGACATGACAAAAAGGGCAGCGGGTCCCTTGCCCACTTTTCAAGGTGACATGACATCGTGACACGGACCTCGGACCCCCTTTATCGGGCCCGCGTCCGCAGAGATTGTCCTATTATCCCGATTTTTCACGGAATGTGAGCAACGCAAAAAAGTCCGCCGACCCCCCTACGAGCAAAACGGCTTTGGGTCCCCGGCACCCTGTGGTAGTATAAAAAAATCGAGCATAGGAGGCTGTCATGACATGGAACTATCGCGTCTTCTTGATCCCCGGCGGCAGCCCTTTGGAAGAGGACATCTACGCAATCAAGGAAGTCTACTACGGTGACGACGACGAGATTGAGTTCTGGACCGAGGCCAACATGGCCCCGATGGGAAATACCATTGAAGAGCTGGAAGAGGACCTAGAAAAGTTCTACGCCGCCTTTGATGAGCCGGTCCTGATGATCGACGGCGACCGAGCGATTGAGATCGGTGACATTGTCACGGACGATGACACGGACGAGCCGATCATTGACGTTGACCTTCAGGACTACCACTAGTCTGCAAGGTATCTCCAGTTCTGGCGAGACAGGATCCGTCTGATAGTGTCGCTGCCGACTCCGTAGTCGGCGGCAATTTTTGACGAAGATCTAGTATCTTTCCGGATGGCACGGACATCATCTTCGGTCAATTTTGCATTTCCGTTACGAGGCCCCCTCGGCGTACGCCCCCGCATTGTACGGTCTGACATATTGTCGGCGTGGGTCCCTGACTCTAGGTGGAATGGGTTTACACACCATCGGTTATCGCACTTGTGCCGGACAATAGTTTCCGAATCTATCTCTTGATTAGCCAACATATAGCTGAAGCGGTGGGCAAGGTAATGTTTGCCAAGTACGTGGAAGGTTCCATATCCGTCAGTAACGAAGGCACCCTTCCATTCCCAACATCGGTCTTGCCGATCTACTGACACCTTGCTGAAGAACCGTGCAATGTCGTATAAGTCTACTTCTAGTCCTGTTGGCACACAAAAAGGGGTTTCACGTGAAACAAGAGAAGCGGGATCCTTCTTCACACAGAACTCCTTCACAGATCCGAAAGATGGACCGTGGATACAATGCCACGCCTGAAAACGTCAAGAAGCGCACTTTGCGTAACCAAGCTCGGCGGAAAATGGCAAAAGCGGGCCTTGTAACCAAGGGCGACGGAAAAGACGTAGATCACATTAAGCCGGTGAGATCGGGCGGATCGAATGCTCGCTCAAACCTTCGTGTCATGTCACGCTCAAAGAATCGAGCTTGGAGAGCTAAGTAGTGCTTGTAGAAGACGAGAAGACCAAGAAGCTCCGCAGACTTGCGGCGCTTATGGGCAGAGCTGAAGAATTTGTACATCAGGACAAAGCCCAACAAAACTTCATGGATTTTGTAGCTATGATGTGGCCCTCCTTTATTGGGGGAAAGCATCATCGAATGGTGGCCGAGAAGCTTGAGGCAGTTGCTCGTGGCGAGTTGAAGCGGCTGATTATTAACATGCCGCCCCGTCATACAAAGTCGGAGTTTGCCAGCTATCTGTTTCCTGCTTGGATGATTGGCAAAAAGCCAAACATGAAGATCATGCAGGCGACCCACACGGCTGACCTGTCGATCCGGTTTGGTCGTAAGGTCAAGAACCTCATGGAGACTAAGGAATATCAGGCCCTGTTTGACGTCAGACTAAGGTCGGATTCAAAGGCGGCATATCGTTGGGAGACGGATGATGGCGGGGAATACTACGCGGCAGGCGTGGGCGGTAACATTGCGGGTCGCGGTGCTGATCTGTTCATCGTGGATGATCCTCATTCAGAACAAGATGCTATGTCGCCTACGGCGCTGGAAAATGCGTGGGATTGGTATACTTCAGGACCTAGACAGCGCCTTCAGCCGGGTGGTGCGATCATTCTGGTCATGACACGGTGGGGGGAGAACGACCTCACAGCACGTCTTTTGAAACAGGCCGCGAGGGACCCAAAGGCTGACCAGTGGGAGGTCATCGAACTTCCGGCAATTTTGGACAGTGGCGCGGCGCTCTGGCCGGAATACTGGAAGATTGAAGAGCTTGAAAAGATCAGGGCTTCGATTCCGCTGACACAGTGGAATGCCCAGTATATGCAAAAGCCGACATCTGACACGGCTGCAATTATCAAGCGCGAGTGGTGGAAACCTTGGAAAAAGGACGACATACCGCGACTCCATTATGTCATGCAGAGTTACGATACCGCGTTCCTGAAAACTCGGACCGCTGACTTTACATCGATTCAGACGTGGGGAGTTTTCTACCCAAACGAGGGCGGGTCCCCGAATGTAATCCTTCTTGATGCCAAGAAGGGTAGGTGGGAGTTTCCCGACCTGAAGCGGATTGCTTTTGAGGAAAACAAGTACTGGGACCCTGAAGTGATCTTGATCGAAGCCAAGGCGGCGGGTCTGCCCTTGACCCAAGAACTTCGGTCCTCGGGCATTCCGGTTGTGAATTTTACACCGAGTCGAGGTAATGATAAGCACGCTCGTATGAACTCGGTCGCCCCACTATTCGAAGCGGGTATGGTGTGGTATCCTGAAACATCTTGGGCTGAAGAGGTCATAGAGGAAATGGCTGCGTTCCCATTCGGGGAACACGACGACCACTGTGACGCCGCGACACAAGCTCTGATGCGATTCAGACAGGGTGGGTTTTTAACGCACCCCGAGGATATGGTTGTTGAGCGTGTCGAACGGGAAATGAAAAGGATCTACTACTGATGGCTCAGTCCCCTTTCAATAATATAGAAAAGATGTCTGATTCGGACGAGTTTGAGGATCTCCTTGCTCAGGAAGCCCCTGAAATGGAAGAGGCCGATGAAGAAGAGACTCCAGAAATGGAGGACGAGGCTGAGTACAATACAGAGGCTATGGAGTTTTCAGCCAACCTTGCAGAGTTTCTCCCTGAGAAGGTCCTTCATCGAATTGCCTCGGACCTAGATGATTTAATCACTGACGACGACCGCAGCCGCGACGAGTGGAAGAAGGTTTACGAGAAGGGCATGGTCCTTCTTGGATTGACGTATGAAGACCGGACGGAGCCGTTTGATGGCGCGACCGGTGTCACGCATCCAATCCTGAATGAAGCGGTAACCCAGTTCCAAGCTCAGGCATACAAGGAACTTTTACCTCCGGGTGGCCCTGTTCGGACCACGATCATCGGAAAGGTGACACCGGAACGTGAAGCGCAGGCCGAGCGCGTCAAGACGTTCATGAATTATCAGATCACGCAAGTTATGGAAGAGTATGATCCGGACTTTGACCAGATGCTCTACATGCTGGGCTATGGCGGATCGATGTTCAAGAAGGTCTATTATGATGACTATCTTGGTCGTGCGACGAGCCCGTATATCCAGCCGAAGGACTTGATTGTTCCGTATGCGGCCCGCGATCTTTTGACAGCAGAGCGTGTCACGCACGTCTTGAAGTATTCACCTAATGAGTTGAAGCGTCTTCAGGTTAACGGCTTTTATCGTGACATCGACCTTGGAAATCCCGGTGGCACTGACACCGACGAGATTCAGCAGCGCATTGATAAGACGACGGGTGTCGAGGAGATCGACGAACCGGCGGAATATACGCTGCATGAATGCCATTGCTATCTTGATATTGAGGGCTTTGAGGACAAGGACGGAGACGGTTTAGAGACCGGTCTCCATATCCCGTATGTCGTGACATACGAAAAGCATTCGATGAAGATCTTGTCGATCCGTCGTAACTGGAGAGAGGACGATGAGAAAAAGCGCAAGCGCCAGTTCTTCGTCCACTATAAGTTCCTCCCCGGCCTCGGCTTCTATGGATTTGGACTCGTTCATCTTCTTGGGAATCTCAGTCGCGCTTCTACCTCTATATTGCGCCAACTCATTGATGCAGGCACTCTTGCTAACCTGCCTGCCGGTTTCAAGGCCCGAGGTCTGAGGATCGAGGACCAAACTCCGATTCAACCGGGCGAGTGGCGAGATGTCGATGCTCCGGGCGGCGACTTACAGCAATCTTTGTTACCTCTTCCTTATAAGGAGCCATCAGCGACTTTGTTCCAGTTGCTTGGCTTTTGTATTGGGGCGGCGGAGAAATTTATTGGGACCACGGACCTTGGAATGGGTGAATCCAACCAAGAGCTTCCTGTTGGTACGACGATTGCGCTTTTGGAGCGTGGCTCGCGTGTCATGTCAGCGGTCCACAAGCGGATGCACTTTGCCCAGATGCAGGAGCTAAAGCTTCTTGCAAATGTGTTTGCTGAGTATCTTCCTCCTGAATATCCTTACGAGGTCCAAGGCGCGGACGTATCGATCAAGTCTCAGGACTTTGACGGTCGCGTTGATGTCATCCCTGTAAGCGATCCGAACATCTTTTCGATGACACAGCGGATTACGCTGGCGCAGCAGCAATTGCAGCTCGCCCAGCAGGCTCCGCAGATGCACAATATGTATGAGGCGTATCGTCGGATGTATTCGGCGTTGGGTGTTACGGATGTTGACCTTGGTCATTCCGTCAGGGGGTCAACCTTTGAAGGTGTTCCCTGATCAGGATCACATTGCCCATATCCAGACGCATATCGGCTTTATGAAGCTGCCTTTGCTGATGGCTTCACCGGCGGTGTATGGCGTTCTTCTGTCCCACGTGCTCGAACATCTGTCCTTGGCTGCACAGCAGCAAGTCGTGTTGCAGATGCAGCAGCAGGGCATCAACATTATGTTGCAGCCGCATGAGATGGAAGTTGAGGTGGCTAAGGCTGAGGCGATGATGCTTGCTCAGTTGATGCCTGAACTTGCTCCGCAACAGGGCCCAGATCCGTTGATCCAGATCCAACAGCAGAACTTGGCTTTGAAGGCGCAAGACATCCAGAACAAAGCTGAAAACGACCAACAAAAGGTCGCTTTGGAGCAGCAAAAGATGCTTCAAAAAGCAAGGCAGGATCAGGAGCGTTTGCAGTCCAATGAGGACATTGCACAGCTCCGTGCCAATACGGCGATGCAACGGGTCGCGGCTAATCGGATGGCGAGGCAATAATGGCTGATACGTGGAATGATCGTGCGAATTTCAATCCACGTGCCGGTGACACACCCGGCTTTGGAACTGGTGGTGGCGGCTCCGTAGGCGGTGGCGGCGGATATGGCGTAGACCGTGGCGGTGGCATTGCTGGTCCGGGGCCAAGTGCTTGGGAATCACAGGGCCGAGGTTCGAATGTCACTGACACACGTCCACAATCCCCTGCCGAATCAGCCGGTGGTCGTGGTCCGGGAGCGCCTGTTTACTACGGAAGTCCCACGATTATTCAGGGTGGTGGCGCGGCTCAGATGTATTTTCCTGCATCTGGAGGCCAAGTTCCGAGTATCAATATCCCTCAAGGGGGTGCTCCGTTCTTTGGTGGGATGGGAAGCTATACGGTAAGCCCACAATCGCTGGGTATGCCTTCGATTATGCTGAATCAGTTCCCTTCTCAGGGGACTGCGGCCTATGTTCCACAAGCTCCGGGTCCAATTCGGTCTCCGAATATCGCAACTCCGACGATTGACGTGACGCCTGCTGGCACAAATGTGCCGTTTTTTGGCTCAGAACAGGGGATGAAGCAGACAGGTGTGCGGCCCTTGGACCTTGGACCTTCATACGGGACGAGTTTTCAGAAATATTCTGACCCAGAAACGGCCAAGGACTACATTTCTCAGCTTGAAACGGCGGGAAAAGTACCTCCGAACACGGTTTTGAAGCTTTATGGGGCTGAAAGCGGGTACGGAAACGCGAAAAACGCCTTTACTTTGCGCTCTGGACCATCTGGACCGTTCCAGTTTGATGCAAAAACAGGGGCAGCCTACGGT